TGTCAAGCAGTTTCGCTAATCGCGGAGTAAAGATTTTCGTCTGATTGCCGTAACCAGTGCAGGCTGCGGGTGAATTGCTAAACCAGTTGATTCTCATGTCTTTTTCAAGCCTCCAGCTTGCGCTCCGTTGGGGCAAGGAAGCGGTGGAGCGTGCCGTTTGTCGGGGTATACGCCCTATCCTTGCCCATCAAGTCAGATGTTACTTAGACGTGCCAATCAGCTGCACGCCGTAGGTTGGGCGGTATACGCCGTAACCGTAGACCATTGAAGCGTTGAGTTCCCACGCGCCAACACCGGCGAATGAGGCATCCCATTGCGGGTTGATCGTGAATCCCTGACGAATGTCGAGGGCAAGTGCTTCCTTGCTGAACATTGCACCGATTGCGGCAGTGCCGCTTGCGATGTTCGCGTCAACGAAGAAGTCCATGTTGTCAAGCGATGCCTGGTAAAATCCGCTCATGAAGCGGTTCTTCAGGTCCTCGCTCTGCATGAGAGTAGGCACGCCGCTTGAAGCGCTGGTCAGGTAGTACCATTGCATCGGGTGGATCACGACCGAGTAACGACCGTAGATTTTGTTCCCGCGCATAATAGCTTGTGCGTTGAAGATGTTTGCCCAACTCAAAGTGCCGCCAACATTAGCAGTGCCGCCACCATAGATAGTGCCGCCGGTCAAACCAGACAAAGTGCCAGCAAGATTGGTATCAATGTGAGCGGCAGCGGTTTCGCCAAGATAACGACCTGCGTCACGTTGTGCGCCGGCAGGATCGCTCTTGATGCGGTTCATAGTCAACGTGATCTGCTGACCATAGGTTGTAGGCGTGATTGTGCCCCCAGCGGTTGCGCTGAAGGTTGACGCGGTCATATCCGCAGTGCCAGCGATGGTGCTAAAAGTACCGCCGCTGTATTCGCCGTAGACGCGGGGTGCGAGACCCTGATAGTCGCCGAAAGTTGTTACCAGTGGTGCGAGTACGTTGCCTTCCTGCGCGGTAAACAGCGCAAGTTCGTAAACGTTTGCGACCAAAGTTTTGATGTCATCATAAGTTGATGCAGCCATAATGTATTACTCCTTACAAGGGGTTGTCTGGACCCCAGTTGATTCCGCCGCCCTTCCAGATGTCAACTTCACCGCCGGTGAGCCGCGTTAGCTTTTGTGCACGCGTTTCCTCTTTCGAGGCTTGCTCACCTGGATTCGTTGCGCCTGTATTCGGTGCGGCTTTTTGTTTGGGCAACACTTCGAGAATTGCCTTCGCGTCCTCTTCCATTTCTTCCAGCGTCTCGCCTTTCAGCCTGTCAGATAACGCGGCAGGCAAGCCTAACTTCGCTGCCACCTCAATTTGCATTGTGCGTACGGTCTTTGCTGTTAGTTCACTCTGCAACTTGTCGAGTTCTGCCTTCAAGCGTTCTGACTCTGTCATTTCCGCCTGCTTGCGTTCCTCTTCCAATTTCTTGTAGCGTTCTAATTCAGCTGCCGCTTTCTTTGCCTGTTTCAATTCGTCTCGCTGCTTGCGAATGAGATCCATCGCACGCGCCTTGTCAAATTCTTCAGGCTGTTCGTCAACCTCAGTCGTGGTGTCCTGCACCTCAACATCAACCATCTCGGTTTTAGGGTCTTCGTTAGTCATCTTGATTACCTCCGATTAATTCCGCTCTCGCGGCTCATTTATTACGAATTGGCGGCTCTGCGCCTAATAATTCCCATAACGGTACACGCGCATTCATGTTGCCATAAACGTCATCGTGCCTGTGTCCTGATAAATCTGAAAAGTTGAACGCGCCGCCCTTCCAGGCGTCCCATGTTTGCGCTCCCATCATCTCTTTCTGCTGCGCCTCTGATAGCGTCGAGAACCATTCTTCGCCGGTCTGCTCTGGCTCGCTCCAGATCTTGACGTGTGGGATTGCAACACACCGGCAGTTGTAGTGTCCGTTCAACCGCTCCGTATTTGGGAACACTTTGCCGTGTTGAGATAAGCAAGCCAGACAAGTTGACGCGTCTTTACTGCTCCACCATGTCCAGCCGTCCACCACGTCCTGATTAGCTATGAATTGCGCGTGAGAGGCATCTCGGTAAGTGTGAAGCATTGAGGTACGTGTCATTCGCATTGCATCGGTCAATCCACCGCCCATAATGCGCTCAAATGTCTTGGCGACTTTGGTAGGGTTGTAACCAAACGCAACCCCTTCTGTCAGCGCGTCTGCCAGTTTGGCTGTGTTGTCCGCGCTGTAAAGGCTCAACCGCTTCCATAGCGGTGAATCTTCCTGCAAGTAACCCAGCATATTGAGCACCGCGTCTGTGTTAATCCGCTGCGGCATCGCCAATCCGAAGTTGGCAAGGTACGCGTTCGTCTGCTTGAGTGCCAGTTCCGCAGCCGCTCTTGTTTCAGCACGGATCTCAATCTCGACATACGCCTGATACTTAGCCAGTTCTTCCTCAACCGAGTTGAGTAACGACTTGTATTGCGCTAACCTGTGAACCTGCCCTGTGGTCGGCTCTTCCATCTTGCTCATTGCCAGAATCAGCGAGTCCATCTTCGGCAATAAGCGCGTGTACAATTCGCGGTACGTCTTTGCCAAGCGCATAAGCGTAGCCGCGTCCTGCCGATCAATGGCTTTCTTGAACGCAATCGCAAGTTCAGTCGCTGTTGGCATGGTTATCCTTCCCCCTGCCCAAACGCTCTGAGTAACGCAGCGCCGATGTTGTCGCTGGCTTGCGCCTCGTCTGCAATACGCTCTTCTTCGTCTTCCCAAACGTAACCGCGAAGTCCGCTTGCCGTCTGCTTAGAAACGAGCCCTAATTCGAGGTCCGTTCGGATTGCTTGACTTACTTCAGCCTCGTTCACTGGCATAGCTTCTTCCCAAACCACTTTGCCGCCATCGGTATCAGGCGCGTCTGCCAACGCCAACAAGCGGTGGTTGATCTCGACTATCGCTTCACCATAAAGCCCGCGTTTCTCTTCCAGTTTGCTCAGTGCGTCCTGATATAGCACGCGCAAGCCAAAGTTCGTTAAATTGCCTAATTTGTCCGCCATAGATTCAATGTCAACCGTTCTGCCCACGTCGAACAATGCCTGTCTCAAATAGCGGATAAATGCCAACGAACTGGATAGGTCGCTCTGCATTTCGAGGTTCTGAATAAGCGCGTTCGGGTCGGCGGTTGTGACCATCTCGTCCACACCCCACGCGATTTTTCCGGAATTCTGGAAGCCGCGTGCCCAAGTCTTCGGGTAAGCGTGATATTTGATGATCTTCGCGGTGTTACTGGAAACGAAGTTTATCTTGTCCTGCAGGTCAATCAGGTCGGCGGTTATGTCCGGTCGCCCGTAAACGCTCCCAACATCCGGAAGGTTGTGCCAGTGTACAATCGGCGCGAAGTCGTACTCCCACACCTGCTGATTCGTGACCTCCCACCGTGCACCGTTCACGCTCACAGAGTCGGTGATAGTCCAATAGCCGGTTTCAACGTCGTGCTCTGTCACCTGTTTGATGGTCTTATCCTTGCCGGTCACAGGGTCGGTGATCGTGTAAGCGATCGTGTACCGGATAATCATGTCAATGTCTTCCGGCAGCGCGTCCATCGTGACGGTTGCAGGGTCTAACACAACCAGTCGCGGGATGAGTTTGCCGTCTCTATTCACCGCGCCATCTGGTAGTATCTTGACGTAGCACGTGCCAGTTTCAGCCCCATAGACCGCCGCGCGTTTCAGCAATTGCATCTTGCGGTTGGCACTCCATACCTCGTCAATGTATTGCTGGACTGGCGCGTCTGATTCACCTGGTAAATCGAATTGCGGCTCTTTGCCGAACAACATCGCAACCGAGCGGTCAACCAGCAAGCCGATGAAGTTGACAACGATAGCGTCATCGGCGGTCTTGATCGGCGCTTTGTGCTGCCCGCGCCGGTAATTGCGGTTCACACTGGCTACAGTCGCTCTTTGTACAGCCTCGCGCCCTAACAGCGGCTCAAGCAGCCAGTTTCTGAAATTGTCCATTACACCCATAACGCCTCGCTTTTAATACTCATAAAATGGATTCTTGATAACTTGCACGCGTTCCTGCATTCCACTCCACGCAATAGCCAAACTCATCACACAGTCGTCGTGCATTCCATTAGGCGCGCTGTAACTGAATGACCCGCTTGCGTTGCGCTTGCTCTCAAATGACAGCAGTTCACCCACCAGCACGGGCTCGTCTAAGACTAAAATCAGCCCATTTTCGAAGGCTGATTGCAGGTTTTGAATAATTGCCTGCTTTGTCGCTGAAGTGGTTGTAAACGGCACGATATTCAAGCCCCGCGTCACCAGTTCGTCAATAACAGGCCTGCCTATCGAGTTGGATTCCACAACCATCGAAGTCAGGTTATAGCGGTGGTAGACCGATTCCAACCTGTTTATCAGCACCGGATAATCCACGCGGTTGAACCTGTCCATGTAGACCATCTCT